AAAATCCGGAACTTTTTCATCAATTATATCTAGTGCACTACTGTAAGCAGAATATTTGTAAACGGTAGCCATTGCTACATTACATTCTTCGGATATTTTTTTTGCTGCGATGCTTGCACCGGAAATATGAGATTTATTCGTAGATGAAAGTTGTCTTGAAACTAATATTTTTTCAGCATCATATTTTTTTCCAATCAGGTATTTTTTATTGATATTGGTTAAATCCTCTCGTTTAAGTTGGTCAGTACATATCCATGAAATTACATCTTCTTTACTGGAAAAATGGAGTCTTTTTATTCGGAAAGGAATACTGTGTTTACGAAATAATTCATATGCTTCTATGCCATTAATGACAATACCATTCCAGGTGCAGATGGGGGTATGATAGGAATGACATAATATCTGTTGTTCAAGTTGTTTATAATCTTTTTCCCCGAGATATTGATACAAATTGGTGAATTCTAGTTTTGTTTTTAATGTATATATACTATAATTGTGCATACTCATCTCCCATTATTTCTGATTTGAATTCTGTTTGTGGCAGTTTTGTGATGATGTTATCCATGGAAAATAGAGCTATTTTCTTATTTGGGTAAATATTGCCTTCTAAACGAAAAATGTTAAATTTCTCCCAAGAAAGGTTAAGCTGGGAAAGTGAATATAGTAATTCTCGGCTGTATAACTCATAACTGTTACCATTGATGACAAAATAATCCTTAACTTTATGTGCCAATTTATCCTCCGCACAACTAGCCTTTATACCTATCATTTTTTGATCAGGATTAACAAGAAGTTGAATATATTCTGGGTTACCAATTTGACGGAGTGTATTGCGGTGGATTCGTATACGATTCTTTTTAAAGTCAATACATATTAGTGGATGGGAAGAGTGTTTGTTGTTCATAGGATTTTTCCTCACTTTCTGCTGTTGATGGTTCTTTTGCTTTTTCTATGGATTTATCAGTTGCCTTCTTCTTTTCTTGTATGTCAAATACTGCGTAGCCTTCAAATATATTGACTTGCATTGATTTTTGATGTTCTTCCACTGGAATACCGAACTGATTCTTCCATTCTTCAGGATAAGAAGGTGTCCTAGCAGTGGTTACAGTTCCATTGTCTTTTAGTGTACGAGGAAATATTTCAGGTGAAGTTAAATCGAAAATGAACAGTATTTCATTGCCAGAACGAATTAGTTTGCCGAGAATCTTGTACCGATAATTAGGATTCCAGTCCATGAGAGATATCACTTTAGCAAAGAAAATTCGACAGGTGATTTGTTTTGGCGAACGCTTTTTTCCAGAGGAACACCAACGAAAAGAGTCTTTTTCTTCTTCTCGACAGGGACGGACAGCCAGTTTTTTTTCAATGGGATTGACTAATATTTGCACATATTCGACATCGGGTAGTTTTTTTATGCAGGCGGTATTTACAGATACCTTGTAGTTATTAAACGTAAACGAAGGTTCGTAAATATGAGCGAAGAATTCGCCACGTACAACTTGATAACCGTCATAGCTGAAAGAATCATCGTCAATGACTTCCATTTGATTTGAGGGGCTGGGTGCGACTGTTATTGGCATAGGTGTGTTGATTTTCATCATATCAGAAGGTTCTGTTGTCATATTCCATTGATTTATAGGTTGCTCGCTCATTGGGTGTCTCCTTTAATTTCTGTAATAATATTCTTTATATTTTGTATAATGGTTTCTTTGGGAGTGGTTTGTAGCTCGGGTTCTTTATAAGGTTTACTTTCTGAAGCAGTCTGCCAGTTTTTGTCTGCTGTAAATTCTGTTAATTCTGGCGCTTGAGACTGAGTATAGTAATTATTACCGAAGCTATTCATCCAGTCGGCAGGATAAGCTAACACACTCTTAGAATCAGATATTGTATCAGGCATGTTGTTATTGGGGGCTGATACGTCGTTGGTGCTTGTCGGTATTCGTATTTCTGTATCGTCCATGTTGAAAATAAGGACATTTTCATTGTCTTTTTGGTGGGCAACTCCTAATATTCTATATTTGCATTTTTTGTCCCATTTAAATATCTCGTATAATGTTGGCAAAAATGCAGCGCCGGAAATTGGTTTTGGAATAAGTTGACCATCTTTGAGACGTGACCACTGCACTTTATTTTTTGTTTCAGAGGAACATGGTCGGATAGCAAGTAGTTTTGAGCTTGGGTGTATTAGCAGTTCGACAAATTTTATGTTTGGAAATTTCCGTATAGCATCTTTGTTAAAAGAGATCTGTTTATATGAAAAAGAAACAGAAATCCGACCAACAGAGGAGAAAAATTGTCCTCTGGCAACTTCATAGTCTCTTAAATCGAAGGAACCGGCGGAAGCAGTAATTGTATCAGGTACATTCATATTTGCCGGTTTAAGGACGCTTTGAGATGCTTCAAAGTAGTCTCTGGCTTTAAATCCAGACCATCTTGGATTAATGCTTATAAATCCACTTAGAGAGCCTTCTTGTATCACATGTAATTCTGGTAAAATCTCTTTATTTCCATATTTCGCATTTGTAATTAATTTTTGAACAGCTATGAAATCATCTCGGGAGATAATAGCTTCGTGATGTCCGACTTTTCTGTATTGATTACGGTCTTGATTGTTTTTCCTTGATTTATGGTCAAGATAATTAGGAGTCCATGTTTTTCTTGCCAGAACATCCCCACAATGGCGTTCATTTTGAAGGATTTGTAGTATGGTACTGGATGACCAGACATCATTATTCTTTTTTGTTTTACAACCGAGTTCTGTCAAAGAATCAGCAATTTGTTGAGTACTGCTTCCATTCAGATACATATAAAAAATAAGCTGCACAATTTTAGCTTCATGTGGATTGATTACAAGATCTCCATTTTCGTCTTGGTCATATCCGAGCAGAGGAGGTGTAAGGAATATTCCTCGACGAAAACGCATTTCAATGGAAGAATTCATAATTTCACTTTTGGTATGACTTTCTTCCTGTGCAAGTGTTGACATGAATGACAGAATCATTTCGCTTTTGGGATCAAGAGTATTTAAATGCTCTGTTTCAAAAAATACACCGACGGGTGGACGGAGTGAAGAAAGCTCTCGTACATATCGGATACAGTCAACAACGTTTCTTGCAAATCGGGATACACTTTTTGTTATGATTAAATCAATTTTTCCGGCTTCACAATCTTCAATCATTTTTTTGAATGCATCTCTATGTTGAAGCGAAGTGCCTGAAATGCCTTCGTCGGCATATATTTCGACAAGCATCCAATTCGGATTTTTATTTACTACATCCTGATAATGATTTTTCTGTAATTCATATGAGGATGTTTGGCGTGGATCATCCGTAGATACCCTTGCATATACAGCTACTCGTAGTTTTTTTTCTGTTTTAAAAATATCCTCTGGTGGAAGTGCCGGAATTACTTCCAGTTCTTCTGGATCAATACCTTTGTATCTTTGCCGGATTCTGGCTTTCTGTTCATCAATATTACTGCTTCGTTCTTCACTTTCTTTCATCAATAGCGACATCCTTTATAGTTGATATAACTATCATAGAATTTTTGGATTGAAAAAGACATAAACCATCAGTTAAGTGATTAACGGATGGTTTATGTAGAAATAGATATTTGATTGTTATTGAATGATTTAATAATCATTCGGGTTATCAGCATCGTAATTGTGTTTTGAGGATAGATGCCAATCATTGATTCGTAAAATATTCTTTATGGCTGAAAGAACCTCGAATATGTAACGTTTTTCAGTGCTGGTACAATCTGCCATTAATAAATCAATATCAGTTTGATATTCCGTAGGATTGTATAACAAGTTTCCATAGAGTAATTCATCAATAGTAATTTCAAGGGCATTGCTAATTTTGATTAAAGATTCTAAACTGGGTTTACGCTTGGCATTTTCTATATAGCTTATATAAACAGTAGAAAGATCAGCGATTTCAGCCAGCTCCTCGGCAGATAATCCTCGTTGTTTGCGGGTTTCTCTTATACGTTTGCCTATAAGTGCATAATTTATTTCCATGTCCTCACCTCCTTTCCATCACAACTTGACTTTTTTGTGTTGTAGATAGAAAAAATGGTGAGCTATACAATAGTAATTGGTTGTATAAAAAGAAGTATATCATATGTATATAGCAAAAAGAAGATTGTCGATTGATGCGAGAAAAAGGCGATAAGTTGTAATTGAACAACAGCGAAAAAAGGGTTATCATTTATGTATTAAAAATTATGTCTGGGAGGAAAATACATGGCAGATAAAGAGGAAATCAAAACATTGGAGGAATTAGAGGAAAAAGGAAGAATACTGCGGGAGTACAAAGAAAAATTCCGGCAGATGTGCCAAGAAAATAAAATGATAAAGGGTTCGACAGTGCTGAAACTATATGATAAAATTGAAGAGGTACAAAGAGAATATGAGCATTTAGATAATAAGCTGACATTAATGGAATACAACTTTATATAGTTCTATTTTTTTTGTTTTAATACTACTGTTTCCCTTAGTAAATACTTGTAAGATACATCTCTAATATTTTTGCGGATTTCTAGTTACAATTAAGGTAACTACTATCGGAAAGAGGTGTATTTACTTGCGCACAGAGGATTATATTGCGGACAATATTATAGCTTTATGTAAAAAACGTGATATGAGTAAATATCGGCTGTCACAATTGACTGGTATATCTCAATCTTCGATTGGAAAAATTATTGCTAAAGAAAGTTTACCAACCATGCCTACTGTAGAAAAGATATGTGATGCACTGGGAGTAACAATGGCACAATTCTTTGCCGGAATGGATGTTCCAGTAAGCTTATCAGAATCACAACAAGAGGTTCTGAATATTTGGAATAATCTTGATGAAAAAGAACAGAATGTAGTGATACAAATGCTCCGGGGACTTCAAAAATAAAGGAAACAGTTGTAACGAAAATGTTGACTGTTTCTTTTTTTATGGAGTTGGGAGATTATGGTGATTGAAAAGAAATATTATGATATTGCACAGCGTGAATTGGAAGAAATGCAAAGAGAAATTAATGAAGAAAAAGCGCAAATGTCAGAAGAAGAGATACTAGAGGATAAAAAATGGCATGATGAACAATTGGAAACAATTATTAAAAAGGCAGAAGCTCATATGCGTCGTTTTAAGAAAGTTCCAGATCCTCAAAAAGTAGTGAAGTTCACTTTTTTACAAAAAGATGCATTGGAAATTGCACGAAATATGCAGATGAATATAAAAACTGAGCGTAAAGAAGATGATTTATGGGGGACGATAGAAATGTCATTTAATAATATGTGGTTTTTAGATTCAGCTCCTAGTGAATGGAAAGATATTTGGAATAACTTGATGAAAGAAGCTCAGAGAGTGTATATAGAAGCAAAAGATAACATGATCATGTATCAATATTATTATGATTTGACGGTAGAAGTTCCTTGTGTGCAGACACAATACAAATAATGATATATGAATGCTGTTCTGTAATAATTTTATGATATACTGTGGATATGATATGTAAAAATAGTCGGAGAAAGATTTGTGAATGCACGATTATTTAGGAGGAAAAAAGCATGACAGACGCTGAAAAAAGAGAAGCGGCTCACCAGTTTATCAATAGATGGATGGGACGTGGCAATGAGGATGAAGATGGTCGTTCTTATTGGCTGGAATTTTTATCCAATGTAATGGGGATGGAAAATCCCACAGAGCGTGTAAATTTTGAGAAGAAAGTAATCGTAAATGGGAATACAAAGCGGATTGACGTATATATCCCGGAAACACATGTCATCATTGAACAGAAAAGTCTGGGAAAGTCACTTGATCAGAAAATACATAACTCTGGAGATGTGGATTTAACACCATATGAACAGGCGAAACGCTATAATGACAATCTTCCGTATGATGAAAAAGCAAGATGGATCATAACTTGTAATTTTTCGGATATTTGGATATATGATATGAATGCCAGGGTACCGGAACCTGTTAAAATAGCGTTGGTTGAATTGCAGAGCAAGTATCTGCTCCTTGATTTTCTGGTAAAGCAGGATGTAAAAAAGTTATCTCATGAGATGGAAGTTTCTATTAAGGCTGGCGATATTGTTGGTCTGATTTATGATGCTTTCCTGAAGCAATACAAGATACCGGACGGAAATGAAAAACAGGAATCAGCAGAACAGAAAGAAAAAAGGGAACATAAGTTGAAGAGCTTGAACGCTCTTTGTGTGCGTTTAGTATTCTGTCTGTACGCAGAGGATGCTGGCATATTTGGTGAACATCGGGATATTTTTCATGATTACTTAGAAGCATATGATGTAAAAGATTGCCGGAGAGCATTGATTGAACTGTTTAAGACGCTGGATACTCCAATCGCTGAACGGGATGAATATCTTGAAGAAGATGTTGCACAATTTCCATATGTAAATGGTGGTCTGTTTGCAGATGAAACAATAGAAATCCCACCTTTTACAGAAGAAATCAAAGACCTGCTTTTGACGAAAGCATCTGAGGATTTTGACTGGAGTGATATTTCACCGACTATTTTTGGAGCAGTTTTTGAATCTACTTTAAATCCGGAAACAAGAAGATCTGGCGGGATGCACTATACATCCATAGAGAATATTCATAAAGTGATAGATCCGCTGTTTCTTGATGATTTGAAAAAAGAATTTAAGGAGATTCAAGCGGTTACTGTTCGGAGAACAAAAGAAAAGAGGTTGGATGAATTTCAGAATAAACTTGCATCTCTCACGTTTTTAGATCCGGCGTGTGGTTCTGGAAATTTCCTCACAGAAACCTATTTGTCGTTGCGGCGGCTGGAGAATGAGGTGATTCGTGAAAGAGTTGGCGGTCAGATAACATTGGGAGAAGTCCATAACCCAATCAAAGTGTCTATCCAGCAATTTTATGGAATAGAGATCAACGACTTTGCTGTTACCGTTGCAAAGACAGCTCTTTGGATTGCAGAATCGCAGATGTTGGAAGAAACCAAAAATATTGTCTATGGCTTCAATGATGATTTTCTTCCGTTGAAGACGTATGTAAATATTACGGAGGGTAATGCACTTAGGATAGATTGGAATGAAGTGGTTCCGGTAGAACGATTGTCCTATATAATGGGGAATCCACCGTTTGTTGGATATTCGTATCAATCAGAAAGCCAAAAGAAAGACATTGAGAATGTATATGTAGACGAAAATGGAAAATCAACTTCAACGGCAGGTAAAATCGACTATGTTGCGGCATGGTATTTTAAGGCTGCAAAAATGATGGAGGGTTCAGAGGTTAGAACGGCATTTGTTTCTACTAATTCCATTACACAGGGAGAGCAGGTGGCTTATGTTTGGGCTGAACTATATAAACAGTTTGATATTCATATAGATTTTGCACACAGGACATTTGTATGGGGAAGTGAGGCAAAATTAAAAGCGGCGGTTCATTGCGTTATTATAGGTTTTAGCACATCAATGTCAAAGGGAAAATGTCGTTTGTATGATAATGGAGCGCTTGAAGAAACGGTACAAATTAGTCCGTACCTAATAGATGCTCCGATTACTTTTATTAACAGTCGTACTAATCCATTATGTAATGTCCCTAAGATAACAAATGGAAATAAACCAGTGGATGGGGGATATTTGTTTTTGTCACCAGACGAAAAAGATGAACTCATACAAAATGAGCCAGAATCTAAAAAGTTCGTTCGCAGGGTTTATGGAGCAGAGGAATTTATAAATTCTAAAGAGAGATATTGCTTATGGCTGAGAGATATTTCTCCAAAAGAATTAAACAAGTTGCCGATGATAAAAAAGCGTGTTCAACAGGTTCGTGAATTTCGATTGAAAAGCACAAAAGCTGTTACTGTAAAAAGTGCGGATTCACCAACATTGTTTCAACAAATTAGACAGCCAGATGAACCATATATAATTGTACCAAGGGTATCATCGGAAAATAGAAGATATATACCGATGGGATATGAATCGCCAGAAACGATTATAACGGATTCTGTCCAGTGTATTCCAAACGCTGATTTGTATACATTTGGAATTATTACCTCTAACGTACACATGGCATGGACGCGAGTAGTGTGTGGTAGATTAAAGAGTGACTATAGATATTCTGCAAAAATCGTATATAACAATTTTCCATGGCCGGAGCCAACAGAACAGCAGAAACAGAAAATCGAAGAAACAGCACATGGAATTTTGGATGCCAGAGCACTTTTCCCAGACAGTAGTCTCGCAGATTTGTATGATCCTTTAACGATGCCAGTGGAATTAAGAAAAGCACATATTGCAAATGATAAGGCAGTTATGGCAGCTTATGGCTTTGGCATAAAAATGACAGAAGAAGAGTGTGTTGCAGAATTGATGAAGCTATATCAAAAAATGCAAGGATAAGTAAGAGGAGTAGGAAAACAGGTATTTCTAAGTGCCTATTTAATGCCTATAAAGTGCCTGGAAGTGACCTTTAAGCGCCTACTCCTTGTCGGGCTTCTCAGTATAACAACACGATAGAAGCATATTAAAATGATTTTTACGTTAAAAAAGTGCTGTGATCACAAGGCTTTTTGCAAGCAAAAATGAAAAGGCTATATATAGGTAGCCTACGAAACTGGAAGTGCCCATTTTGGGCCTGATTTAAAGAATAGTGTCCTGACAGAGAACAATGGAATGACTCTTTGCCGGGGATTCAAGGAAAGGAAAAAATGATGAATACAAAAACAGAGGGGAACACATTTACAAAGAAAATCGGGCAGACAGTCTATGTTGTCCGTTATCATTTCAATGAAGATGCAAAGGAAACACTGCAGGAGAAGAACTGCGAAAGTTTGAAATGAAACAGCAAAAGAAAAGAGAAAAGCATAAGGGGCATTAGCCCCTTGCTGGACTCATTCAAATCGGAAGTTGTATTATTGAATAAAATGGAGATTTTGATATGAAAGACAAGGCAAACAAGGGTTATTGGCAACGACTTGCAAAAATATATGCACCTTTGATGGAGTCAGATAAGAAATTTTATAATGCAATCTGCGGATATATTAGAGATTATCTCAAATCTGATATGAATGTATTAGAATTAGCTTGTGGAACAGGGCAGCTATCTTTCCCATTGTCTGATTGTACTAATAGCTGGACGGCAACCGATTTTTCGGAAAATATGATTAAGCAAGCGAAAAGGAGAGGTACAACAGAAAAACTTAGTTTTTGCGTAGCCGATGCAACGGCACTTTCATATGAGAATGAAAATTTTGATTGTGTAGTAATTTCAAATGCACTGCACATTATGCCAGAGCCTGAAAAAGCAATGCAGGAAATTCGTAGAGTATTAAAAAAAGATGGTATTTTGTACGCACCAACCTTCTTATGGGCAGAGAAAAAATCAAGTGGTTTACGAAAGCGATTGATGTCTATTACAGGATTTAAAGCATACAAAGAATGGAACAAGGAAAATTTTTGTGAGTTTATTACGGATTATGGCTTTACAGTCGTCAAAGTGAATTTGGTGGATGGCGGTTTAGCTCCTGTTGGAGTTTTGATTGCGAAAAAAACTAATTATTAAATTTGAATTTTTCTAAGTGATAGATACTTTACAAAATAAACTTCATATGTTAGATTGGTCAGCAAAAACTAACTAAAGAAAGAGGTAGATTATGAATAAATTTGATGGTGTTGCAAATACGTTATTTGTTCCGTTAGTGGCAAGAATCAATATCTCTAAAAAATTTCCAGAATATTTTATGGATGAAAAGGCTCTTGAGTTGGAGAAGTATTTACCACAAGGTGCAGATAAAGGTTCTTCTGAATATAGCAATATGGCATCGGTAGCACGTTATTACAATATGGACAAAACAGTTACTGCGTTTGCAAAAAGTTACGCAGAAAGTAATATTGTATATCTTGGTGCAGGATTAGAGACTGCTTATGACCGTTTAAGTGATAAGATTGAAAACAGAACTGTACATTGGTATGAGGCTGATTTGCCAGAAGTAATAGAGGCAAGAAAAAAAGTATTTGGTCAGCGAAAAAATGAAACGCTCATTGCAGGCGATATGTTTAAATTGGAATGGGTAAAGGAAATAGACAATTCGCTTCCTACACTGCTAATTGTGTCAGGTGTGTTCCAATATTTCCATGAAGAAGAAATCATAGCATTTATTAAGGGGTGTGGAAAAGCATTTCCAAAAGGTGAGATGTTGTTTGACGCTACAAGTGAGAGTGGATTAAAGTTTACGAACTGGTTTATCAAACGTACAGGAAATGCAAGTGCTATTATGTATTTTGGTATTAACGATAGCAAAGAATTTGCAAACAAATGTAGTATGGAATTATTGGAAGAAAAGACATTCTTTCCAGAAGCATTGAAGATGTTAGGGAAGAAACTTTCTTTTGTTACAAAAGTATCTATGAAGGTTGCAGAGAAGAAGAAACAGGTAATAATTCTTCGTTTGAAATTGAATTAACTACCGTAAAATTCAAGTTTGACAGTATTAAAAATAGAATGTAAATTTGAGAACGCTTAAAGCCACTGTTGCGCGACAGAAGATGATGCAAAAAAGAGGGATTCTCTATTACTGACATTGGGGAATTTGGCGATTATTCCGCAAGCTTTAAATGCATCTATACGTGATGCTGCATGGAATGTAAAAAAGGCGGGAAAGGGACAAAATAAACCAGGTTTACTTTTGTGTGCGAGCGGACTTTATACATTACATGACGTACTTCAAAAAAATGATTGGAACGAACATGAAATAGAAAATCGTGCAGAATGGCTCTTAGCTAATGCACAGAATATTTGGAAAATATAGAATATTCCAAATCCATAAAAGTTGAATGAAAACCAATATGAGAATTTTACAGGTGGTACAAAATTTGTAAAATTTTCATATTGGTTTTTTGATAATCTGCAAAAATTATAAATTTGGATATTAAGGAAAGTTTCGGATTTTTGATTTTTTATGTATTTTTCAATTTTGGATATGGCTCCGAAATTGGCAATTTTGCGGAAGTGTATCCACACTTCCTGTCCTTGCTGTTTTTAAAATCACATAGTGATTTCACAGGGATATAGAGATATTTAGTCTATTTTATATTCCTGTGTTGTGACCGGAAAAATTCGGGGAACCAAGTGTATATTTATGCTGAATGTGAGGAACTGGGGAGCACAATCCTCAGCAAGAATCCTACGTCCGGAAAATATCATATTGCTAAAATAGCGATATGGTATTACCGGGGTGGATCTTGCTCTAGTGTATACTGAGACCTCGGCATAAATAGAAAAATGGGTTTGGGGAATCCCCAGCAAGATAAAAACCTGATGAAAGAACATTTGTCGGAAAGACAATATTGTTAAACACAGGTGGATCTTGCTTTAGAAAATGATTAGCCATAATGAGTTGGAACGTGGGAGGAGGAAGTGTAAAAAAAGAGAGAGCCATAAGTAACTCTCTCTGTGATAAAATCAAAAAGTTATAGTATCAGTGGTTCGGTAAGATTACAAAAATCCTTAACAGGAATATTTTCTTTAAGTGGTAAAGCTGTCTCTAAAAAGGTTTCGTCTGCAAATCTTTCGAGTTCAGAATCAAAATGTATAATTGAAGCAT